ACTTTCTAATCAGTTGATTTCTAAGGCAACACCTATAATGATTAATTCAGGAACTAAAGTTCCTCAGTTAGCATCATGTGTTTTACATTACAACGACTCTGATTCGAGACAAGGTTTATTAGGGACACTGAATGATATATCTACTTTTTCTTCAGACGCTGCAGGTATAGGCCTTTCTATGTCTAATATTAGAAGTAAAGAAAGTAGAATTACAACTTCAGGTGGATACGCAGGTGGACTACTTAAGTATTTAAAAATAGTAAATGAGTCACTAAGATTTTTTAATCAGCAAGGTAGAAGACCGGGTTCTGCGGCCATTTATTTAGAACCATGGCACAAAGACATTTTTGATTTACTCGATATTAAAAAGAATACAGGTGCTGAAGAGTTAAGGGCTCGTGATTTATTTACCGCACTTTGGATACCTGACAATTTTATGAGAGCGGTAAAAAATAATGGAGATTGGTATTTGTTCTGTCCTAATGACATTAAAAAGGCAGGTCTAAAACCATTGCAAGAATGTTATGGGGATGAATATGAAGAGATTTATAATAGAGCTGTTGAGTTAGGTTTAGGTAAAAAAGTTTCAGCACAAACTATTTGGACTAAAATTATAGAGTCACAAGTTGAAACAGGTGTTCCTTATTTGTGTTCTAAAGATAGTGCAAACAGTAAAACCAACCATCAAAATATTGGTGTTATCAAACAATCGAACCTTTGTAATGAAATCTATCAATATACCGATGAAAATACTACAGCAATTTGCACACTCTCTTCAATTGTGTTGAAGAACTTTGTCAACGGAAATAAGTTTGATTTTGAAAAACTTTTTAATGAAGTTAGAAAAGTTGTTAGAGCTTTGAACAAAGTTGTAGACATTAACAACTACTCAACAAAAAAAGGTCTGAAAGGAGGTCTTGAACAAAGAGCAATCGCAATTGGTACACAAGGACTCGCTGACGTGTTTTATCTAATGGACTACATCTTCACTTCAGATGATGCAAAAAAATTAAACAAAGAAATTTTTGAAACAATTTACTACGCATCAGTTTATGAAAGCAATCAACTATGTATGGAAGGTAAATACAAACCATATGATTTCTTTAATGGCTCACCAATGTCAAAAGGAGTATTTCAATTTGATATGTGGGGATTAGATGAAATTAACTTACTTTGGAATTGGAAAGAGTTGAAAGAAAATGTAATGAAGTATGGTGTTTGTAATTCTTTGTTTACTGCACAAATGCCTGTAGCTTCTTCCGCTAAAATTACTGGTTCATTTGAAATGACCGAACCCGCACATTCTGCATTATTTAATAGAAGAGTAGTTGGTGGTGAAATTAGGATTGTAAACAAATATCTAATAAATGACTTTGAAAAAATTGGTATTTGGTCAGAAGATTTGAAAAATGAAATTATTATGAATGAAGGTTCAATTCAAAACATAAATTTTAATAATTACTTAGATGTTGAAGACAAAAACTACAATAAAAAAGTCAAAAGAATTGAACACTTGATACCCAAGTATAAAACCATTTGGGAGATATCACAAAAACAACTAATTGACATGGCGGCTGAGAGAGCGCCTTTTATTGACCAATCACAGTCCATGAACATTTATATGTCAAATCCAACTTTGTCAAAAATAACTTCATCACATTTCCACGCATGGGAAAGTGGTTTGAAGACTTTGTGTTATTATGTTAGAACTAAAGCAATATCAACGGGGGCTAAACATTTGGCTTTAGATATGTCTAAAAAACAAGTACCACCTCCACCACTACCTGATAGAATATTAAAAGAAGGTGTTTTACCCACAAAACCATCGGATTCTGAGTTCGAGTGTTTTGGTTGTTCTTCTTAAACATAATCCGAGTTTTACTCGGATTTTTTGTTTTTAATATATTTAATAAAAAATATTAGATATTATATTTATTTGATATGGCAAACGGAATTACTTATGGTTTACATTTTCCTTTTCTCAAAAGTCCCGTTGGTCTTTATGTGAGGGCAACAGATACAACTGACGAAGAAATAAAAAGTAACTTATTACACTTGTTACTAACAAGAAGAGGTACAAGATATTATTTACCTGATTTTGGTACAAGACTTTATGAATTTATTTTTGAACCATTAGATGCTCAAACATTTAATTCTATGAAAGATGAAATATATGAGCAAGTAAGAACCTATATACCAAATCTTACCATTACTAATATAACAATCGAGCCTTATACAGAAGCGGACGCACCAATAGGTGAGGTTGATGTTGAGTTGTTAGGTCAGGCCGACATTTATAGATTACCCGGAGCAAATACCGCGGATTATACCGCAAAAATAAAAATAGAATACATAGATGAAGCATCTGCTTTCGGAAGTAGAAACTTTGTAATAATTAATATCTAATATGGCAAATAATAAAATAAATTACACTTCGAGGGATTTTGAAGCAATAAGACAGGGGTTAATTGATTACACTAAACAATACTACCCTGAACTAATACAAAACTTTAACGACGCATCTATATTTTCTGTTTTGATGGATTTGAATGCTGCGGTTGCCGACAATTTACATTTTCACATAGATAGGAGTATTCAAGAAACTGTTTTACAGTACGCACAACAAAGGTCTTCAATATTCAACATCGCAAGAACTTACGGATTGAAAATACCTGGTTTCAGACCATCAGTTGCTGTTGTGGATTTCGCAATAACTGTACCACCACTTGGTGATAGTGAAGATTATAGATATTTAGGAATTCTACGTGCGGGTTCACAATTCAACGGTGGAGGAACAACATTCGAAACTGTATACGACATTGATTTTTCAACACAATATAATCAAGAAGGGTTTGTAAATAGAACTAAAGTACCAACGTTTGACGCTAATAATAAAATCATAAATTACATTATTACCAAAAGAGAGGTTGTAGTTAATGGAACAACTAAAGTTTTTAAAAGAGTTATAAACCCAACAGATGTGGTTCCTTTTTTCAATTTCTTTTTACCTGAGAGAAATGTCTTAGGAGTCTCATCAATAATTCAAAAAGACGGAACTAGTTATCCAAACGTACCTAGTTATCAAGACTTTATTACATCAACCAACAAATGGTATGAAGTGGATGCATTGGCGGAAGATACTGTTTTTATAGAAGACACTACAAAACCAACAGACAATGCAGGTGTCAAAGTTGGTAAATACATCAAAACCGACAACAGATTTATTACTGAATATACACCTGAAGGTTTCTTAAAAATACAGTTTGGTGGTGGAACAACAACTCCTAATCAACAACTTGCAAATTTTGCAAGAGATGGAATAAGATTAGATTTAGCAAACTATCAAAATAATATAGGGTTAGGTTTAACGGTACAACCTAATACGACAATTTTTGTGCAATATAGAATTGGAGGTGGTTTAGCATCAAATGTTGGGGTTGGAGTAATAAACCAAGTAGGGACTATCGACTTTGCGGTAAATGGACCATCAGCAACTATCAACACTAACGTGGTAAATTCATTAAAGTCAAACAATGTGACAGCAGCCATTGGGGGTTCAAACCCACCATCTACAGAGGAAGTTAGAAACATGGTTAGTTTTAATTTTGCGGCACAAAAAAGAGCGGTTACAATCAATGATTATAAATCAATAATTGATACAATGCCAGGAAGATTTGGAGCTCCTGCAAAAGTTGCAATTACAGAAAACAACAATAAAATAACCATTCAAATACTTTCTTATGACGATAGCGGTAAGTTAACACAAGTTGTTTCTAACAATTTGAAAAGTAATTTGGCAACCTACTTGTCTAAGTATAGAATGATTAACGATTACATTTCAATTGATGTTGCAAAAGTAATAGATTTAGAGTTTGACATATATGTTGTTTTGGAGTCCGATAGAAGTCAAGGACAAGTCATTACCCAAATCATTAATGAAGTTTCGAATTATATGGCGCCTGAAAATAGAGAGTTAGGACAAAACGTTAATATTTCAGATGTTAGAAGATTAATTCAAAATACTGCAGGAGTTACAACTTTATCAGATTTAAAAGTATATAACAAAGTTGGTGGATTATATTCTACATCAGAAACCTCACAAAGATATGTAGATACAGCAACAAAAGAAATCCAATTGATAGATGATACTATTTACGCTGAG